AGGAGCAGGAGCAGGAGCAGGAGCAGGAGCAGGAGCAGGGGCTGGAGCAGACTCGGTACTGTCCACCGTGAGGGTCTGCTTTTCAGGAAGCACAGCGTCCGCCATATCATGAAGCAGGACAGACCCTCTCTCTTGCGTCAGGTTGTGTTTCATCATCTCAGTAGCCAAAGCCAGAGTGAATTCGCTATTCTTATTCTTATTCATATAGATTACCTAGTTGTCGTTTTTGTTCTTCGGTTGCCACGATACGCAGTCTGCCTTGAATAAAAGCAGTGACTATTTCTCGGACAAGGATTTGGTAGGGTTTGCCTGTCACACTCACAGATTTATTCTTGAATATGTCAAGCTCGGCAGAGTCGATACGTAGTCGCAGGAGCCCGTCCAATGCGGAACCCTCGATGTCAGAATCTTCGCCTGCGGACAAGTCGTTTTCTTCGGCCATAGATTTACCTCTCTAGTTATGTGTACGTAGATTTTAGTTCTACATTGTGCCACTTGTCAATCTTTTTGTGCTACTAAAAGTTCTTGCATAAACAAGGGAGGTCTGCTTAAATGTCTCTGCGGCTTATCTCTGTCTGTACAACAGGGAGACAGCCTACACTTGACCCGGGTTGCCGCTTCTTTCTAAAGGGTCTGTACATTAATTAGGGTCAAGGTGACAATGTTTCTGACTAATAACAATATAACTAACGCCGCATTCTTGTCGGCAATATTCGGGGAGGACGCCCTGTGGTGCCACGTAACAGACTTCTCTTACGACCCCAACGACATCCCAAAAGACAGACATCTCTATGCGTGGGCTGGCAACTATTTCAATCACTACCAGTTCGGTGAGAACACGAATCAGTATTTCACCATTAGCTTATTCTACTGTGACGATGAGAAGAAAGCTCGACGTCGTAAAGCTCTGTTCCGTAAGACTCCGTGCATCGTACTTGATGACGTAAAGGAGAAACTCTCTATGGAAGAGGTGCAGAAATTGCCTCAGCCTTCGTGGGTGTTGGAGACCTCTCCCGGCAGTGAGCAGTGGGGCTACATATTAGAGACGCCGTGTGAGGACAGAGGCAGGGTCGAGAACCTGCTCGACGGTCTCGTGGCTAATGGACTGGCACCACAGGGCAAAGATCCCGGTATGAAGGGAGTAACGCGGTATGTGCGACTGCCCGAAGGTATCAACAACAAAGCATCTAAACTGGTGAATGGTCAGCCGTTCAAGTGTCAGCTACTTGTATGGGAGCCACAACGCAAGACGACTATGGAAGCACTGGCGCAACCGTTCAGTGTAAACCTTGATGCAGTTCGCAGAGAGGCTCGTGTCGATGGCGCTGCAGAGGTAACTGACCACCCGTTAGTTAATATCCCTGAAATCATACACATTAAAGAGGTACGCAGCGATGGACGTTTCGATATTACCTGTCCTTGGGTAGATGAACATACAGGGGCTGATGACTCAGGGAGTGCCGTATTCACGAATACAGATAACTCCTTCGGTTTTAAGTGTCACCACGGTGCTTGTCAGGAACGAACAGGTGCTGACTTGCTTAGGTTCATCAACGGGGAGAAGCCCGGTTTTTCAGCAGAGCTCAAGAACTGGCAGGTTAAAAAGTCATTCAGCGACTTGGCTATTTCCGCACCTGAACCTTTGACCCCCACTGCCCAGACACAGACTCCCTCATTCACAGAAGAACCCACTCCCGCAGAGGATTGTGCCCTGACTCAGGCACTCGCTAGTCTTAAAAAGATACACCCTAATACCCCCGAGCATCGTGCTTACTCCGCCGAGGTACTGCGGCTCGTCGATGACATGCCTAAAGTGGAACAGAAGTACTGGCATAGTGAGATTGCACACGATATGGGGTGGAATAAATCGGAGCTAAAAGAGATTCTCACTGACTTACGTAAGCAGTGGTATAAAGAGAAAGTTTCCACTGCGAATTTCTATGACAACGTAGTGTACGTGAAAGACATTAACCAGTTCTACGACTGGTCATCCAGCATCTTCTATACCACAGAGGGTTTTCAAAACAGCTACGGGCACGAAGACGCAGAAGCCAAGAAGATCGCTCTGGTCGAAGGCAGAGTAGAGAAAGTGGACTCGCTGGACTACGCCCCAAAGAAACCTAGAATATTCGAAGAAGATGGCAAGCGATACGGTAACACATGGGATGACTCAAACATGCCCAAAGGGGTCAAGGGCCCAGTGGATCGGTGGCGTGATCACTTCGATGTACTTGGGTGGGGTGATAATCGAGACCACGTAGAGAAATGGATGGCATACACTCTTCGTCACCCTGAAACTAAGATCAATCACATGCTTCTGTTCGGGGGAGGCGAGGGCTGTGGTAAAGACTTCTTGATTTACCCCTTGATCATGGGCATGGCTGACCACCACGAGGTTATCAGCGGTGAGGAGTTACTTGAGGGGTTTAACGATTACCTGCTTTCGACTAAGTACCTGCACATCAATGAGGTTGAGTTAGGGGATCGAAACGATGCACAGGCCGTAGGTAATAAGTTGAAGCCTATAGCAACTGCACCCCCTGAACGTGTACGTGTCAATCAGAAAGGCATTAAAAAGATCAGGGTACGAAACATAATTAACGGCACGATCTCCACCAATAGTATGCTACCTATGCGTCTAAAGAGCGGGGTTAGCCGTCGTTACTACGCGCTCTGGTCCGACCTGAAAATACGTGACTCAAGGGACAACATGATCCCCGCGTGGAGAGACTACTGGTGTGACCGTTGGGACTGGATGAGAGCAGACAACGGGTTCTCGAACTTCGTACCGGGATGGCAGTGTGTCCTCGATTACCTTTTGAACGAGGTAGACCTTACTGGTTTCAATCCGGGGGAGGCGCCTCCTATGACCGAGTTCCTCCGTGAGATTAAAGATGAGTCTATGTCTCCGGCGATGCAGACGTTGACTACGTTTATAGAGAAAGCCCATGGTGCCTTTGCGTGTGATGTGCTTACTTCTAAAGAGATGGGACAAGTTCTGAGGGCGGGTGCTTTGTACCCCGGAGACATGATGTCAGACCCTCGGTACTTCACGGACAGAAAGATCTCTTCACTACTAAGAGAGGCTGGGTTCTCCCAGATCCGAACTGCTAACTATCGTATGTGGGTTCTGCGTAACGAACTTAAATACCTCAATCTGGAACCCTCTGTAGTGGAGCGTTTCTACCTAGATTCACTGGCTTACATGAAGAGTCTAGCCACCCTTAGATCCGTGGAGGATTAAATGACTACGAAAAACAAATACTCAAGAGAGATAAGACCCGATGTATGGGTGGATGTGTACGATGTACTCCGTGCGTTTAATACGGGTTCTGCCGCGATTGATCATGCGATAAAGAAGTGTTTGGCTCCGGGGAAACGGGGGAGTAAGGACTCCGCGCAAGACATCAGAGAGGCCATTGCTAGTCTGGAGCGGCACTTACAAAACGAGAAGATTTGGGACTACACTAGAGAGACTCCGTCTTAGCAGAAGTCACGTACTGTGGTAATCTTTAGTGAACCATAGGAGAGATATGTATGAGTAACACAGTTTTCGGGATTAACCCCAACACAGCACGACCCGGTGTTGGGGTAACGACCAACGGGTTCCGTGTGTGGTGGAACGGCGTTGAAGGGCATGGACGTTTCGTCGAGATCGAGGAAGGTACGTTCACCAACAAAGCATCTGTACCTGACTGGTTGATGTGGCTTTGGCTATTGATACCTGAGGCAGTACGTAACGCTTGGCTCTGTAGTTTTGTCATGCACGACAGGATGGTGTCAGAGTTTGGGCAGTCTATTCCACCAATCCAGTGGACTGATGGGATCACGACGTATGTGCTTGTTACGAGTCCTTCCCGTAGGGAAGCGGCTAAGTGGATGAAGCGCGGTATAAAAATGAGTGGGCGATGGATTTGGATGAGATGGCCCCTTTACCAATTGGTTCGTTTATGGGACCGCTGGGTGAAGATTAAAAGTAAGAAGTAGATGCACGCTTTCAGCGCTCCCGCCCAGCTAGTGGTGGCGGAAATAACCACTGGCACTGTGAGACGAAGACTCCTTAACATTACCAGATCCCTTCGTGCTCACAGCGTGATCACTACGATTAGTGTCCAGAGGCTCTCGATTTGGGGAGAGTTTTTGCAGAGGTTCAGCGTACCTTTCTGGAAACACGCTTTTTTGTATTGACGGGGTGCTGTCTTATTGGTACTTTAAAGATCGATACATTCTTTTAACTAGACTACAGAGGTTATTATGCGTAAAGCACGATATTTGATATCTGCAATCGTCATTGTATTTGCGAGTTTCTCAGCTCTGGCTTATAGCCCGTCTGATTTGATCTCGCTACATGCCACGTCTTTAATGGACGTCTACCACACAGCGAAAGCCGAGACAGGGCTCTACCAACCGACGAAGGCGATCCCCGCCGCCCGTGAAGACGCGGACACTAGGCGTAGCATGCTCTCTTCCTTGTACAAAGACCTCCCTCTATCTAACTGGACTCCTTTATCTAATGGTGTAACCGTTTATGTGACTGCTGGAGGTAGTCACGCCCGTGAGTTCATTGTGTACCGACCCCTGCACATCGTGTAGAGGAACTTACCCGACAGTAAATTCTTACAGTTTAAGTAATCCAGAAAAGCCCAGCGATTTAGTTGGGCTTTTTTGTGCCCATAGGGGTTGACTGTGGCACAGTGTTCCACTATAGTGACACAGAAGATAGCAAAAAAGGTGACGAAAATGAAAACCATAATTACATTAGCAGTGTTCACGGCAGTATCAATCACGGCAGCAGTTAATACCTCTGAGGTGGATACTACTGCACCGTCGTACTCCTCATGTTTGGAGTCGCATTTGGATCTGCCTCGTGCAGAAACAGACGGTAAGTGGCCTGCGATTTACGCTTTGTGTGAATCAGAAAACCCTGCAGGAGAGGAGTAGCATGGCACTTTTATTGTTCGAAGAAGTAGAAGAGGCAATATTTTCAGTGGAGTGTCGTGCTTTTAAACGTGATGGGCATACCCCCAATATCGCCGTCTACATGACACAGGAATCCTATCACTGCATGGTGACTGAGATGAGAAGCCACCTGTCCAGCTACGAGCCTAGAGCGCAGAGTTTTTGGGAGTCAGAAATTATCAAAGGCTACCCTATATATCGTGTCGTCGGTGCTCAAGCTGATAAAACACATCCCCCGTATCGCGTAGTGGAGTTACCATCATGAGTGATTTTGACAAACTTCTGAGAGACCAGCGTAAGTGTCACACCAGTCTGGATGCGTACCTCAAGCGTCGTAAGAAAGAAGATTACTGGATCAACGGGTGCATGACTAAACTTATTGACATGGACTCTGAGCTACGTTCGCAGTTCAAAGTGACGATGAACCAAGTGAAGACGCTTGAGCAGCAGGTAGGCATCGACAGAGAGATGTGCAAGAAGCTGGACGGGCTTTTGAGAAAAGGCACAGAGGTCACAGCGGTGGAGTATATGAAACGGTTGGACTTGGCCGAGTCAGTAGCTGCTCAGGCTTCTCTTAGAGCAAACCGCACTAAATTGGACATCGAAACTCTGCAAAGGCATATAGTCCGCAGGGATCAGATGATCGATGACCTGCGAGAGAGTGAGATGTCCCTACTTAACCAACTTAAAGAAGTGACCGACAAACTGAATGAGGTGATGAAATGCCAGTAGAACTGCATGACGGCTTGAGTAAGTGCAGATCCTGTGGGCAGTCCCGAGAAGAACTCACCGGTGCGTGCCCTAAGCACGTCGCACTTGCTCTGATGAGAGCGGGGTACAGGGTCACGAGTCGTAAACACCGACTGGTTTCCCGTGTAGACCGTGAAGATTGGCGCACGGTGCTTGATTCTGACCATCTCAGCGCAGACTTCTACCGAAGGGTGCATTCATATGACAAGCTGGTAGTACCTGAATCAGTCCGTGGGCACATGCTAAACAGCTCACATGACCGAACCGGGTTCGTACACGGCGTTAATTTAACAGAGCTGAAAGCTCTACTTTTCAAGGTGGTTATTCCTTATGCTTGATTCATACCTAATTCACCCTCTTACGGCTGTGATATTCCTTGTCAAAGAAGAGTGCCATCTCACTGCTGTAGATATAGTGCTGGGGTCGATCTTTTGGCCTCTGGTAGTAGTCGCGGTGGGGGCTAAGGGGTTGGTCGAGTCTGCGAAAGCAGGGAGGTTCTAGTGTTCACGTCTCTGCTATACTCTTTGGTGAATATGATATCAAAAAAGTTCTTACCGCCAAGGAGAGAAATCGTGGACACCGTGAACACCCTGAAAGAATTAATAATAGAGGGGGTTATCACTGCAGATGAAGTGGATACCCTCGCGACAACAATGTATCCGTCAGCACACAGACCACATGACGCGAAGTTCATATGGCTCCTTGATGCAGATGGGCACCGCTTCGACCCGCTAAGGGTCGAAAACCTTCACCAATACGCTGACCTCTGCGACTTATTAGATGTACTACAGGCGCATGTGGTGTTGGGCGAAGACACTTTTTATGTAAAAGGCTTGCCTTGGATTACTCACAGGAACATCCGCGTCTGTCGATTTATCGCAGGAGCGAAACTGTGCGGCCCAAGAAAAGCAATGTTAACTAGGAGAAACTGATAATGGCAAAATTAGGTAAAAGAGAGGTAGTTGCCGTCTCTGATGATCGCAGAATGCGTATGAGCGTTGAGTTCGATGTGACTGTGAACAAAGAGGGGCTTTTCACAACAACCCTCCCCGAAGATGAGGTAGAGAAGATTAAAGACCTAGGGGTGGAACTGTCCACCAATGGGAGACGCAATGGCCGTGAGGGGTTCTTCGCAGGCCCTGACCTGTCTAAGTTGTTAGATGATATACATCGTGTGCTGTGTCAGTGTGTCAGCCGAGAGCTTTTGAGTGAGGAGATAATGATTAAGTACGGCATTGTCTCGGTGTGTGGCCACTGGTTGACTGTTGATGGTGACATAATACCGAACGGCGCGTGGACGGAGGACGGCCAGCCTGACGAAGATACTTACTGGGTACACGGGACCAAAGCCGCCTCGTCCACTGATAGACTGGCCCCTGGCGTGATGTTCTGCGCCCAGCCCATTGTCCGGTCTATATACCGCTACAAGAACGGCGAGGAGAAGACAGTCAATGAAGTGATCAGTGTATCGTCGTTGAAAGAAACTGATTTCTATAACGAGGAAAAGTACTACTCCTTACGGTGGCTGGCTAACATCCCTAACATCCGTATGCCCAAAGAGGCGGACGTTCAATACATTGACTTCACCCCTGAGAGAGGCGAGTTCTTCGTGAACTTCTACAAGGCCATGTGTAAATTCGGAACTGCTTTAGCAGTACTAGAAGACATCGCGACGGTGGATGTTTTTATCAATGACGACTCCGCTTCTGCAATCAACTTACTATTAGAGAGATAAAACTAGACATGAATAAATTTGCAAAACTTTTTGAAACAGAGAAATACGGCCAGATCCTCGTAGTACTTGACGACGTGGACGATTGCGCCTGTGTAACTTTCTCTTTCATGCCCGAAGGCTTGGGGGTCTGCTCCGCTGCACCGAAATTCGGTGACAACTGGGGGAGGGCCAGTACGTTCTTCGACAACGTGAACGAAGCATCCGCAGAGGCCATCATCGACTCTTGGGTGACTCAGTTCCACGTCTTAGAGGGTTCATCCGACGAGACGCCTCTTCACTAACACCCTTATCGTACCGAGGAGGTACTTAGTTGTGGAAAAATTCACAGACAAAAATGAAAGACTTAACGATAGAATCCGTACCATTGACTATCATGTGTTCGAAGGCACACAACATGTCGTATGCTGTTTGACTTTTGATAATGGTTACTCTGTTGTAGGGAGCCACAGGTCCACATCCCCTTCAACTGACGCCAGTGAACGTGTCGCAAGGTGCCGCGCATTAGTTGCTGCAGAAGAGCTTCTCCGTTTCACAGAGGCTGATGCACCTGAGCCTGAGTCTGTGCCATCAGTAAGGCCGGGGTGGATTGAGTACATAGATCGCTCTAAGAGAGATCGTGTCAGGGCGCGTCCTATGTCTAAGCAGAAGTTCGCAGAGTACACAGGTAACAGTTACATCGGAGAGGCAGGGCTGGAGGGGTATGTCGTCGAGTTCCAGAGGGAAATAGACAGAGGTCACTTTCACCCAGATCATCGGTTTAAGATACTGTGGGTTCCTTCGTGGAGATTCATCCGCGATTACGAAGTTGCACCGAGTGCTGCCACTCTGAAGGAGAAGATCGTGCCCCCTATGTTGACTTTCCGTAGTCGTCAGAGCGATGAAACAGTGTTAGCCCGTATCATGACCGCCGAAGAGTTCAAAGAATACACAGGCCTCACTGCCCTTCGTGATGAAGGAGAGGAAGGGCATGGGGGGTACTTAGTGGAGGTAGCTTCTTCTGCTAACGGGATCAACCATACTGACCACGAGGGTGTGCTTTGTTGGGCTCCTTTTGTATGGTTCCATAAAAGATACTACGCGATTGAGGATGTGTCATGAAGAACTATTTCGTGATGGACGGTTGTGCAACCTATGGCATTGATGTTAGTGCTTGGGGCGCCACCCGCAAAGAAGCCATTCTCAACGCGGCTGTAGATGCTTGGAGGAATAGAGATGCATAGTCAGACTCAAAAAGTTTACATATTACTTGGAATTTTAGAATACATAGGAAGCACCGTACTGGGTGTGTACACCAGCGAAAGGCTTGCTAATAATGCCGAGCTGTCCTACCGAAAAGGCAAAGGCATTAGTTACGATGACTATGAGATTCTAGAAATGGAGCTGCGCCATGACTAACCTCCCCATAACACCAGAGCAAAGACTGAGAGTTGTTAATATTGTTGATAAGGACTGTGTTTGGCCTTGGAGAATCGAAAATGGTGAGGTGCTTAGTGGGGCTAACAAAGATGTTACAGGGATAGTTCCTTACAACCCTACAATTTACTGTCCAGAGAAAAATTTTAACCAACAACTCCGCCTGCGCGATTGGTTGGCTGAGAAAAGTGTAGCTATAAACCCGTGTGTAGGCATGCCTAGAGATTGTTTTGAAGCTTATAAAAACTCAGAGCTGACGGAGGTGGGAGACTGATATGGCTGATCCTTGTTTAAAAGTGAAGGTTCTTTTCTTCTATGGGGATCGCAGAGTGTATGAACGTGTGATGTCTCATGTCCCTCGTGTTGGCGATGAAATACGGATTAACGATGACACCTACTATAAAGTGAACAGGATTGTGTGGGTGTATGACGAGGCAGACTCCCCTTACGAACGCTGTATCATAGAACTGGTGGAAGCTTGATCTCCCACCAAATCCATCTCACCAAAGGTCGCCATTGTGCGGCCTTTCTTTTTGCCTATATAAATGGTGTGTAGCACCGTGGAACATTGACGCTGTGAGGGAGTAAACCTCTCTAACGTGACAAAGCCTCGTGACTGGATTCTGGTCACGAGTGATGCTCACATTAAGAGGAGGTTGCACACGCTCTGGCGGGATCTGTCCCTTTTGCTCTGTGAGAGCGTGATGCTCTGTGGGAGCGTTGAATCCTCGTTTTTAGGCAATTACTCTCTGAGGGAGTGAGTCAGCGGGGAACGGGACCAGAGTAACTAGACGTACAGACACTGGCTAGTTACTAGAGTCGTCTTACGGTGGAAAGGGTAAAATGAGGCAGCGGAGCAGTGTGGCCCTGCTTAGTTATTAGCTTATGACCGTATGACCAGACTGTGACCAGAATTTTCGCTTTTCAGTCACGGGTTTTTCTGTATAATTACTGGTTAGTTATTAGCTTATGACGGGATGACAGAAATATATCAATAATCGGTAGGCTCAGTTTTGCAAAGTTTCGAACAGCAAGGGTCGTAACACGGTGAAATCTCGGTCATTCAGTCATGAGCCTTTTTAGGAGCGTGGAACATATGCACTCAGAGAGAGCAACAGAGTCACAGCATCTGTGGGCAGCGTTTTGTTTCTTGGTGAAGTATGACCATGAAGCAGGGCGTCTGCGCTGGGATGTAACTGAGGACGCCCGTTTGTATTTCGGGAACTCAGTGCTGCGTGCGTACCGCAGAGGGGAGGTAGCTGGGACAGTCAGGGAGGACAAAGGTTACCTGTTAACGATAGCAGGCGTCACACGTAACGCACTGCCTTATGTATGGTGGGTCGTGTGTGGCAGTAAACGCAGGGTCATGACGATAGACCCATACGAGGATCATTTCTCCATGGATAACCTGTGTCTGGTCCCCCGTGGGGCGAGGAGAGCTCCTAGTAGAAGAGCAGCAGGACGCAGAGTCGTCTCTTGGTGCGTAGAAAGGGGTATGTACACCGTGGTAGATGTAGACGAACAATACAGCAGAAATATATTGTGGTATTGTGAAGATGAGAATAGAGCCATTGAATTGGCGGAGAGTGACGAGGTCAGCTTTATATGAGCAACGATAAGAAGACATTTCAGCAGACAATGAAGTCAGGGCCCATATCCCTGCGTGAAGAGTTCGGCCTCAGTTGGGGCGAGATGATGTTCGTCACCGAGTATGTGAAGGATAACGCCACGCAGAGAGCTGCAGAGGCGGCAGGGTACACTCGTGACTACGGTGCTACCCTGAAAGAGAAGCCTCAAGTGAAAGACGCCATAGAGCACATCCTGACGCAGAGGATGGAGTCCAACCTAGTGGATGCGGACACCCTTATGAAAGAGATGTGGGATAACCACAAGCTCGCACGACAGATGGGGAACCTCGCAGCCAGCAACCAAGCACTCAATCAGTTAGCCAAGCACAAACGTGTGGATGCTTTCGCGGCGGAGAAGATCAAAGTCTCTACTGACGCAGATGTAGTGGATCGACTTGCTGCTGCGAGAAAGCGTGTCAGAGACGACAAAGACGATAATAAACCTTTAGACAGTGGCGACACAGTCTCATTCATGAGTAGTTAAATATGGAACACATAATGGTATTTCTGGCAGCTCTGTCGCTGCTTACGGCGCTGTCTGCCGTGTTCTCTTATGCAGTAGTAGTGGTAGTCATGCACATTGTAGATTACTTACGCCCTCTGTGATAACCTCCAAATGTTCATCCTGCACGCAGCTTTACAGTGGGTCAGAGGGGCCGTCACCGCCTTGATCCGGGTTAGTAGAGCGTAAGACGTCCGGGGTGGACATCTAACAAGAGGTGACGAGCAATGTCCGATATAGACATCAAATTAGCAGAGGAAGTATCTGAGTTCTACGCAGACCCTTTAGGGTTCGTGCTGTTTGCATATCCATGGGGTGAACCGAGGACACCACTGCATGGGTTCACAGGACCAGACCAATGGCAGCGAGAGTTCCTGATGGAGCTCGGAGAGGCTGTAAAAGACAGAAACTTCGACGGAGTTAACCCAGTAGACCCCATACTCATGTCTACATCATCAGGTCACGGAATCGGGAAGTCAGCGATTACGGCATGGCTTGTAGACTGGATCATGTCAACTAGGCCCCACTCAAAAGGGGTGATCACAGCTAACACAGGCGAACAGTTAAAGACGAAGACCATGTCAGAGATAGCCAAGTGGACTGCGCTCTGTATCACAGGTCATTGGTTCGAAGTATCAACCATGTCAATAACGCACAGAGCGTATCCGAAGACGTGGAGAGCCGATGCCCAGACATCCAGAGAAGAGAACTCGGAGGGTTTCGCGGGGCTGCATTGTGCGGATTCCACACCTTGGTACATATTTGATGAAGCCAGTGCTATCCCAGAGAAGATATGGGAGGTGTCCAAAGGGGGCCTTACTGATGGCGAACCTATGCACTTTGCTTTCGGGAACCCGACACGCAATAGCGGGTCTTTCTATGATACATTCCACAAGCAGAGCCACCGCTGGATCAACAGACAAGTAGACAGCCGCACAGCCAAGATGACGAACAAACGACTCATACAGCAGTGGATCGATGATTACGGAGAGGATAGCGATTTTGTCAGGGTTCGTGTCAGAGGGATGTTTCCCAAAGGAGGAGACCTCCAGTTCATACCCAGTGACTCAGTACATGAGTCCCGCAAGAGAGGGGCCGGGATGTACATTGGTGATGACCAGCTTGTTTGTGGGATTGACATGGCACGAGGCGGGGACGATAACTGCCGCATCCAGTTCCGCAGGGGCTTTGATGCCAAGTCGGAGAAGTCGTACATGATACCGGGAGAAAGCTCTCGTAACAGCATGAAGGTAGTCTCGCTCCTGACTATGGTCTTAAATACCCATAAACCCGACACCACATTCATAGACAGCACAGGCATCGGGGGTCCAGTAGGGGACAGACTCCGGCAGCTAGGGTTTCACGTCATTGATGTAGGTTTCGGTGAGAACGCTGCTGATAAGAAACACTATGTAAACAGAACAGCTGAGATGGGAGCTAGATGTCGTCAGTGGATCATGGACGGGGGCTCCCTTCCTGACGATGACACGTTAGAGAAAGAACTGGTTACTCGTGAGTTCGGTCACAATGAAAAAGATCAGCTAGTATTAGAGCGTAAAAAAGACATGAAGAAACGACTAGGAGTCTCTCCTGATTGGGCAGACGCTCTGTATCTGACTTTCGCAGAAGAACTGCCACCACGACCAACGCCCAGAGGACATTTAGATAGTCATGTGGCACACAGAACAAAGACCAAGGTAGATAGAAATCCTCTTGACAGCTTGGACTCTAGGCGGTAATAAGATAGTATTCGGTTTAATTTAACTTAACTTACGAAGCGGAGAAGTTGACATGTGCGGCGGACCATCAAGAGCACCAACACCACCACCTGCAGTACCAGAGGCACCTCGTGCTCCTGATGCGGGGAGTAGTCAGTCATCTGTAGATCAAGATCGCAGACGACGAGCTCGTGCAGGCGGGACAGGGGGATCACAGAGTACGATTCTTACGTCACCACGGGGAATAACTGCAGCAGGATCATCTGCTGGCAAAACCCTTTTAGGACAGTAATATGACTACTGGCGTAGCGGTATTAGACACAGATCAGTATGTGAGGGTCAATGCAGGCCGCAACACAGTTATATTAGACTGCCACCGTGACGCGGTTCGCGTAGTGTTCAACGATGCCCAACCCTCCCGTAATAACGAAGCTTATCACGATCTAACGGGTGCGGATGCACCATTAATACCCCCATTCACGGACACAGACATCTGGGTACTAGCGACAACAGAGAACACCCGTCTCGTTGTGACAGAGATCACTGCGGGGGAGGGAGGGCTCCCTGTTACAATTTCGATAGATCAACCTCCTGTCACAGTCGACGTGGAGGCTGCGTCGCTGACACCAGTAGCAGATGCGATAGTGACGGAAGGAGATGAGACTCAGGTACTCCTGACAGCACTCACTACAGCACTGAATGCGTTCGCTACACAGAACAACACAGACGTCGTCGGTGTTGGGTCAGTGGTTGCTCAAGAGGGGAATCAGACACAAGCGATCCTGATCAACCTATTATCAGAGTTGGATACCTTTGCCACAGATAACGGCGCAGGCATAACAGCTTTGTCCACTGCCATAACCTCTGCCTCATCACAGAACACAGCATCTGTGGGCACAGTGGATGCCTCGGTTCAGGCAGTACTGACGACGTTGAACGCGTTCGCTACACAGAACGATGAAGATCTAACGAATGTACAGGCCCTCCTGACACCCCTAATCCGTACTGTAGCGAGTACAGACTCAGTAGTGACCGCGAATACCACGATCCCTGCAGGGTTTGTCCATGGCTCTATCTCAGTTCTCACAGGCCAAGCTTCGATCAATGGGGCTCTGTATGAAGACGGAGAGACACTAGACCTCCCCCCTATGTCACATGGCACAACTACAATAGTCTACCCAGAGTACACGGTGACAGGAGTTACAGGCTCAGTAAGGATCAATTACCATGTCTAGCCAAGAAACAAGCATTCGTAGGTACTTAGATCGTAGCTCAATCGAGAGAAACGATACGCAAGTAAACACGAGTAACGCTACCTCTTTCGCCAACGGGATTCGACACAACGAGACTGTAACGACCAGACACAACGCCAAGTACAAGATCAGTGTAGAGTACGACTGCTCCATGGACGCCACAAATAGTAACATCCGTGTAGAACTTGTCGTTGATGGGGTGATAGTACGCATCCAAGAAGAAGAGATGCAGGATAGCGGCGGTACTGCTGTAAACGGATCAGGAACAGACCAGCGTCTTCCTAAGCCCCTCGGGTGGGTGGGGAACTTGACGGCGGGGGATCATACGGTAATACTTAGGTTTCGAGCCGATACCAACGGAGTCGAATCGACCATGCACTACTCACATATAACGGTGGAACGATGGATTTAAGAATATACAAAAACGTGTTTATGGGCGATCTTTCAGAAGATGAAGTCCCACAGGGCTTCTGGTTCCACAAAGAGCTACAAAGGAACACACATCACGTCGAAAAAATCACTAAAGGATTGATCACGTCAGAGGTTTTCTATGAAGATCTCGAAGAAGACAGGGTCATATTGCGTGTGGACTATACATACCAGCGTGACAGTGCAGGGATTATCTTGAGTCAGCATGCAGAATTGACCCATTACCAAGTTGACGGAGAAGAAGCGAAGGACGGACCCTACGAGTTCACGAGGGAGTATACCCCTAGAGAGATTATGGGTTTGATATCTGCGCGGAGAACCACTGTCACTAGCACAGTTAAAGGTGCAGTGTTGAAATTCTTGGAGGCCGCAGGGTACTCAGAGAAAGAAGCGCTGCGAGTGGGAGGGGCTTTCATTGTAACGCACACAGCCGCGTTGACGGCGTACGAGACGTCAGGGGACCCACAATTCGCCGAGAATGTTAAGGTCTTACCCGATGAATGGCTGGACACTCAGGTGCCTGTAGCACCCGGTGTAAGCGTAAGTATACGAGACTTCATTGTCTCAGAGATGGAGTAAGTACATGCCTTTACAAATTCGTACTTTCAATAAGAGATTAGAAGCTCTCCGAGCAGAGAGCAACAACTACGAATGTATCTGGCAGGAGCTGTCTGATTATCACTTGGCGCACAGAGGGAGGTTTCTTACTACAGAAACAAACCGAGCGTCTAATGTTAACTACACGCGGAACACTACGCAAATTAACAATACATCAAGGATGGCGTCTAGGACTCTGGCTTCGGGTATGATGTCAGGGATCACATCACCTGCTCGCCCATGGTTCCGTTTAGGCACAGGCGCAGGTACGGCTGACCTCAAGAGTGAAGCAGTGAGTCAATGGCTTCATGATGTCGAGAAGATCATGTACCAAGTATTCAGCCAATCGAACCTATACAACTCCCTACACCAGATCTACTCCGAATTAGGAGTTTTCGGTGTAGGGGCACTCGGCGTCTACCAAGACTTTGACAACGTCATATGGTGCAAGCCTTACACTATTGGGAGCTACTATGTAGGTTTGAATGGCAAGAACGAGGCGGACTCTTTCTACCGAGAGTATGAGATTAGTGTGGCGCAGTGCATAAAGCAGTTCGGTAAAGAGAATGTTAGTAGTCATGTCTTACATCAATGGGACAGTGGTAACACAGAAGCGTATGTACAGATCGTACATGCGGTAGAGCCTAACGATGACCGAGACATGAACAGCCCCTTGGCACGAGATAAAGCGTGGAGATCGGTATACTACGAGTGCGGAGATGCGCAGCGACGTGGCATAAGTGGCAGAGGCATACGTAAAGACGTAGGTAAAGACAAGTTTTTGAAGATCTCAGGGTTCGACGAATTCCCTGTGATGATCCCTAGATGGGATGTAACTGCAGAAGACACATACGCGACAGACTGCCCCGGGATGACTGCACTCGGTGACACGAAGGCATTGCAGTTAGCGGAGCGCAGGAAGTATCAAGCGATTGATGTATTGGTCAACCCGCCACTACAAGGGCCTTCAAGTCTGAAAAACAAAGTACCTGACGAAGGGCTCGCACCGGGTGATGTGGTATATCACGAAGGCACCAATGGAGGATTGACCTCCATTTACCAGAACTATAGACCAGAGATCAACGTGATCCAGCAGGAGATTCAGATCACAGAGAACCGGATAAAGCGGGCTTTCTATGAGGATCTGTTCTTAATGTTGGCCCAGACAGACAGACGCCAGATAACGGCTCGTGAAGTAGCGGAGAAGCATGAGGAAAAGTTACTTATGCTAGGGCCTGTACTGGAGCGTTTACACACGGAACTTCTGGACCCGCTAATCGACAGAACATTTAACATACTCCAAGAGAACGGAGTTTTTCCTGTTCCGCCGCCTGAGTTACAGAACTCAGAGCTAAATGTGGAGTACGTGTCTGTGTTAGCACAAGCACAACAGCTAGTTAACCTCGGAGCTGTGGACAGGATCATACAGTTCACGGGATCTGCTGCGGCTCTGTGGCCGGAAGCTCGTCACAAAATTGACATTAATAAAGCTGTCGACGGATATTCTGAGGCGTTGGGGATTGACCCCTCTGTCGTTAGAGGTGAAGATGAAGCTGCTGAGATGGCTCAAGCAGAGCAACAGGCCGCCCAACAGGCAGCTCAGGTCCAGCAAGCAGGACAAGCAGCCGCTGCTGCCAAGACTGCTTCTGATATTGACGTAAGCGACGGCAGCGCCGTCGCCGAAGTAATGAGACAAGCCGGACTCGGCTAGGAGAAAAAGATGTCTATTGGTGCAAGCCGTAATGTAGTGAAATCAGATACACCGAACGATAAGTTCGATTGGGTCCTAGTGACGACGACAGCAGGGTCTCTCGTTATAGGGCAAGAGGGCGGTAACGAGATAACACTGAATGATGTTCCTGTGGGAGTGTGGTTGCCTGTAGGCAAAGCGCAGTACATAGCAACGTCATCCACTGCCTCCGGTCTTATAGTAGCTTAGTCATGGATCTGGACGGTAAAGGGTTCGGAATACTGAGACTGCTGATTCTCTCTTCGGCGCCTGCCGATATGACACCAGTAGACCCCGTCATGCTTGATACAGGATCGTTCCGTATGTCAGGAACGACTGCATACAATGACTCTGTGGACCTGCCTGACGGAATATCAGGGTTTAGGCCGAGGAGCATTATATCAGCTTCTGGGTACAACAATGAAGTAGAACTACCAAGTGGCGACGCTCTGTTCCGTCCTAGCACGAATTCGAACACAACAGGCTACAATGAGGCGGTGCAGCTCCCCTCCGGGCAAGGGCTTTTTAGGCCGAGTAGCAATTCACAAACAATTGGGTACAATGACTCCGTGAGTCTGCCTTAATACAGAGAGCATAAGACAATGGCTAATTTTCAGCAGAAACAAAACCGAAGACTATCATTGACGGGTAGTGGGCAGCAGATATGGATCGGTCTATACCAGAATGACTTGTTTGTGAAGTTCTTACGCACAGGCATCTCCACAGTACTGAACGTAACCCAGAATGTAGACATTAACACTGAGGCCGTGGGTGATACGGACTCCATACCCCTAGGAGATAACTGGGATGTGGTAGTGGGCAGTGAAGTGAGCCACCCTTCGGCGGCAGTATCTGTAGGGGATGCGATAGCCGACATCACGAATGGCGGACCATTCATCCCTCGTAAATTCAGCGTTGTCATGGGGAATGCAGACTTCCCGTCTATTTTCTGGAATTCACTAGGGTCATACTGCTCAGTGGATCGAGTCTTCGCAGATACAGCCGAGACGCAGCCGAGTGAGTTCAACGCTAATGACGCCACCAATGGGGTCGTCGGTTCTCTACCTATGAGACTGAACACGAACATATCGGATGCTTTTTTCGAGTTTATGCAAAGTACAACAGCAACGAAGCCGCTGTACAAGTTCGATAGCACAGTCAGCTCGGGGTACATAGAGTTTCGAGTAGACACGCTCCCTCGATTAGACATCACAGCCACAGGGCTTAACAGTTTTACTAACGACGATTTTGTAGACTCAAGTTACAGCTTTTACTTCGACCCTACTACTGCAGTGGATGGTCGAGAATTTTTCGATTTCGGAGACGGGATGACGTTAGAGAGCCAGCAGGGAAGCACCGCTTGGTTTCAGATTAAGATTGGGAGCATACGAGTAGCTTCTCAAGTCCCACAAGGATACCACAACCTCTACGTCAGCAGATCCGCTGGGGCAGGGTTCGGCAACACAAGGGTCTGGCTGGACGGGGTAGTGGTGTATGACCAACCAACATATACGCCTGCAGTTACCCTGACCTCAAGTATGCGATGTTTCAGGCAGTCAGGTACGTCAGGCATCGCAGAGGCGCGGTTCTACGCGGGGATGTATAACCATAAAGGGGCGCTCAATGACACAGAAAGAGCAGCGGTCATCACTTACATGGGCGATCTAGTAGGGTTAACGATATGATAAATAGTGTATTTGTGATGGTCATTGTGACGGCGGATCAACTGGTACAGGCTAACGCCTTAGCTGCACAGATGGACTATGAGGAATCGGGGTCTGATACTTTTACGTCTGACAATTCATATAACGCCAGTGGAGAAATCAACGAGGCGGCTACCCACTATGTAGTCCACATCCCCGTGAAAGGCACGGTGTATGCGGTTTTGAAAGACCTAGCGACCACCAGTCCGTCTCAGTATCGGGTTATAGAGAAACCTGATCACAGTGAGTTTACTATTGGGGAATTTCAAGAGGTACTCCAAGGCACAGGACTACGTCAGGTAGGCACCGCAGGAGACCTTTAGTGACAGAAAAATCCCGCGAACTTGAGAAATATTGCATAAGTCAGGTCATGAATACCGAGAACGGTAGAGCTTTTATGTATCGATGCTTGCAAGATTGCGGTACATTTGAGAACATATTCAACGTAGATCCTGTATTACACGCGCATTCTGCGGGTAAACGCAGTCACGGACTATGGCTTATCAGCGAGCTTAAAGATGCTGCGCTAGATAATTATTTCAAAATGTTAAAAGAGAATGAAGAATGAGTGACGGCAATCAAGAAGTAAGTACACAATCAGTCCAGACCGCGACTGGGGCGGAGGCTGACACCACAGCCCCTGCTGCAGTAGAGGTAGGTACAGCAGAATCACCGGGTGGCGAGTCTACAGCCGAACAGATAGCAGCAGCGAATGGTGCGACTGGCGACCCCGGTAAAGAAAGTGGCGGCGAAGGCGGAAACGCAGACGCGGCGACTACAGGTGGTGAAGAGGGTCTAGGGGGCGAAGGTGGGTACACCGACTTCAACATCCCAGAAGACATGAATCTGGATAAAGCCGCACTCGAAGGCGCAACACCTCTTTTGAAAGAGATGGGGTTGAATCAAGAGCAGGCGCAGAAGATGGTCGACTGGTATGCTTCGCAAGTTGAGACTGCTCACAAGAGTCAGGTAGACGCTCATAACCAACTGATGAACGACTGGCAGGAACAGTCCCGTAACGACAGCGAGTTCGGTGGAGATGCTTTCGAAGAAAACATCAAGGTCGCGCAATCTGCAGTTACGAAACTGGGAACGCCAGCTTTAAAGCAACTGCTGGAAGACCACGGAGTGGGCAACCACCCCGAAGTTATCCGGTTTATGGTTAAGGTTGGGAACTTGACGAAAGAAGATGTACCCGGTGCATCGACTGCAGCTCAAACCGAGAAGCAGGACCACGCGTCACTCCTATACCCTAATGAAGACTAGCTAACTCACGAGGTGAAAAATGGCTACTTTAGGTAACAGCTTTGTCGACTTAATCGACTTGTACAACCAGCAAGACGGTATGGGGCAGTATGTCGCCGTTATCGAAATGCTGATGGAAATGAACCCCATCTTGGATGACGCCATGGCTATGGAGTGTAACAAGGGTACTTCCCACTTGCACACCGTACGTTCTGGCCTTCCAGACGTTACTTGGGGCAAACTGTATCAGGGCATCCCGAACAGCAAAGGCCGAACTTCTCAAGTAGAAGATACAACAGGTTTTGTTGAAGGCTTGAGCACTGTTGATGAGCGACTATTGAAGTTGTCTAACAACAGAGGTGCTGTGCGTCTTTCAGAAGCAAAAGCTTTCATTGAGGCGATGTCGATCAACGTAGCCAGCCGAATCTTCTATGGCGATTCTTCGTCAGACCCAGAAGAGTTCATGGGGCTGTCTCCTCGTTTCAATGATAAATCTGCGCCTAACGGCAACCAGATCATTGACGCAGGCGGCACAGGCGCAGACAACACGTCAATCTGGTTCGTGACTTGGGGTGATAATCAGACATGTCTGCTTTATCCTAAAGGAACTCAAGCAGGTATTGACCGTGAAGACATGGGCAGTCAACGTGTAACTGATGGCAATAACAACGCTTATTATGCTATGGAGGAGAAATTCACATGGCATGTAGGTCTTGCGGTAAAAGACTGGCGTTATGTATCCCGTATCGCAAACATCGACGTATCTGATATGAAATCAGGATCGGTGAAGTTGTATGACTTCATGCGTTCAGCTTACTATCAGTTACAGAATCGTCGTGTTTCTGGCGGGAAAATCTGTATCTACTGCAACCGTGATGTACTAGAGTCTCTTGACGCGCTAGCTACGAACGCGGGTGCTAGCGATAACTTCGTGCGCTTGAAGCCGATGGAAGTTGAAGGTAAGGAAGTAATGACTTACCGAGGCATTCCTATCCGTGAAAGTGATGCTTTAATCAATACGGAGGCTCGTGTCGTTTAATACGGCACAGTCCTTTCTGAAAGCCAAATAGGAGAATCTTAAATGATCTTATCAGCTCAACTATTGATGTCGGATGACCAAGCTATCACAGCCACGGCGTTATCTACGAACATCATCGACCTAGGCGTCGCAGGCACTCCCTTCGACGCACAAGGCCCTTTAAACCAAGACGTAGGAAAAGGCTGCCCTATCCCGTTACTTATCCAAGTGACTGAGGATTTTGACGCCCTTACATCACTGACTATCACCGTGGAAGTATCTGCGGATGAAGCTTTCAGTGCTCCTGTTGTACTTGCAACTGAGGTTAAGACCTTAGCGGAGCTGACAGCAGGTCTCCAGACCTACTGCCAAGTCATCCCTAACGGTGCTGACCAACGTTACATCGGCGTCCGTTACACTGTTGACGGAGCAGCCCCTACTGTAGGGACTGTTACTGCAGGCATTAGCATGGGCAACCAGACTAACGTCACAGGCGCGTAGTTGAATCAGAGGGGGCTTTAGCCTCCTCTTTTTCTGAATCAATAAAGACGGAGAGAACAATGCCTAAATATAAGGTAGTTAAATCGGGTTTTTACTCGGGCAGACTGTACGAGCCAAACGGCAAGCGACCAGTATTGCACACAGACAAACCCTTCCCTGAGAAAACTGTGGGTAAAAAGAAAGTAGAACAAGTCCCGAGCTGGCTAGAACGTCTGGCGGATGAGACGCCTGCACAAGCGAAGAAGCGAGTGGCAGCGGAGAAGAAAACCAAAGCTAGTGACTCCGCCAAAGCGAAGTCCGATAAGAAAGAGATCGAGAATACCAGCTTCTTAGCTGGCGATTCGAAGGGCTCTAACGTAGAGGTCTTGAAATAGTCATGACTAAAATGGTGGATATCAAAAAGAGAAACACATCCTCTGACTTAACTTGCTGCGACATGGACGAAGGGTATCCATGGGGTACTGCAATCAGGTTACGGGATGAAAACTACGACGGTGTCAGTGCAGACGGCATGAATGTAGGGGACTTAGTTGAAATCCACGCATATGCCAAAGTCACTGAGAAGTCTTCAAGAGAGACTGGCGACGGCGAGTCTGATAAGTCGATGGAGTTTCAGTGTACACAGATCTCTGTGTCACGCAGAACCACCAGCGATAGTCCCGAAGAAGTTCTATACGGTGACAAAACAGAATAGGCGGAAACCCCCATGGCATCTGAGATAGAGATTTGCAACATCGCTCTGAGTAACATAAGGGCAGCGAGCATCAATACCTTCACAGAGAACTCTGTGCAGGCGCAACAATGCCAGTTAAAATACCCTATTCTCAGGGATAGATGCTTGAAAGAGCTCGCTTGGCAGTTCAACCGTAAAATAGTTGCTCTGGCACTGTTGGAGGAGGTTGAGGTACTCAACTACGCTTTTGCGTATGCGTACCCCACTGACTGCCTAAAGATACAGAGAATACTTACTGCGGCTGATGAAGTATCTACGACCAGCACTACTTCAACGTGCAGACATCGCGGAGATCGCAGAGGATTCAGGGCGCTAAGAGGCCCAACTCAGCAAGTCCCGTATGAGGTATTTAATTTCAGTGATGTGAAGGTCATCGGTGCTAATTGCTCAGATATACGGATAGATTATTCATCCAGAGTCAGGGACCCTAATCTATTTAGTGAAGACTTTATCATGGCGTTTTCATATCTTCTTTCCGCAGAGCTAGCGATCCCTATCGTAGGAGCCGAATTAGGCAGAGCGTTACGGAGAGACTCGCTGGAGTTGTACCAGCAATACTTGGCGTCTGCCATTGCGGATGATATCAATGACAAATATACTGAGCGACGAGACAGTGAGTATGTCAGCATTCGGAGGTAGATCGTGCCACAGAAGATCCAAAGAAGTTTTACGTCAGGAGAAGTGTCTCCTGCGATCCAGTCAAGAGCTGACTTAAACAAATACATTACAGGACTTAACCTGTGTGAGAATTTTTTCGTCAGAACCCAAGGAGGGGCATACAATCGCCCCGGGTTCCGATTCATAGGCGAAGTGTCGGACTCTTCCCAACGACCCAGACTGATCCCTTTCAGTTTCAATACTGAACAAACATACATTCTAGTGTTCGAGGACATGAAGCTTCGGGTTATCCGAGACGGACAATTCGTAACTGTAGGAGGCGGCGCTTCGATATTCGAACTAACAACTCCATACACCGAGTCCGAGATACAGGACCTGAACTACACGCAGAACGCTGACGTGTTGACCATCGCCCATCCATCACACCCGCCTGCAAATCTCAGTAGGTTAGCGGACGACAACTGGACTTTGGCTGATATAAATTTTTCGCCCACAGTTACACCCCCCACATTCACAGCGAGCGCGACAGTGAGAACAGTCACGTTCGTGTCGAACTCAGACCCTACGGAAGTGACGGCGGTAGGCCATGGTTTTGTGACAGGTAATCTAGTGACGCTAAACGGTGTCACAGGGCTGTCGGGGGTTAACGGTGAGACGTCGAGCATAGTTGTCTTGTCTGATGACACGTTCGAAATGACCAGCCTTGACACCAGTGGGTTCGCCACTTACACAGGCGGCGGAACCGCCACCCGAGAGAACGGAGCTAACACGATTGGCAGTGGGTTCGGTGATTTCAATCGCACATACTCATACGCAGTCACAGCCGTAGACTCTAATGGTGTGGAGTCATTAGCGTCCCCTACAGTAGGACTGACTACTAGATCACTGTCCCAGACGGGGGGTGTCCGGTTACGATGGGGGGCTGTTGCAGGAGCAGAATACTACAGGGTTTACAAAGACCCCTCAGTAGGGACTGGCGTTTTCGGGTGGATCGGGGACTCGAATAGTGTCACGTTTGATGACTATAACATCGCACCCATAACTAGCGACGCGCCTCCAGAGGATAGGCAGCCTTTTAGCGGGGCGGGAAATAGTCCTTCGTCAGTGACTTACTATCAACAGAGACAGGTATTCGCTAACACGTTCAATGAGCCGCAGTCTGTATACACTACACAGACTGCCAATTTCAGCTCGCTCAGGACTTCAACTCCTGCGAGAGACGATGATGCTGTTACATTCACCGTGGTAGCGAATCAGGTTAATGAGATCCGACACCTAATATCATTGGACTCCTTGATCATTTTAACATCAGGAGGTGAGTGGATTCTTACAGAGGGACAGGACCGAGTACTGACTCCTTCCACGATAGGGGTTCGAATCCAGTCGTATAACGGGGCGTCTAAAGTTCGACCTGTAGTAATCAATAGTACGGCTCTCTTTCTCCAAGAGAAAGGGACTAGGATTCGTGACCTAGGTTACGAGTTCTCCAGCGACAAATACACAGGCAATGACCTTACTGTAATGTCTGAGCATCTATTCGAGAATCACATAATAACTGACATGTCGTATTCGTCAGAACCATACAGCATCGTTTGGTGTATTCGCGATGATGGCGTACTACTAGGGCTTACGTACCAGAGAGAACATCAAGTGTGGGGGTGGCACCAGCATACTACAGCGGGGGAGTTTGAGTCCGTAGCGACGGTGACAGAGGACGGAAGGGATGCTGTGTATGTGACGGTCAAACGGACCATACAAGGCCAGACCCGGAGATTCGTGGAGCGATTAGAGCCACGAGAGTCTACTAATGTCACAGACTGTTTTTACGTGGACTCAGGTCTCACGTATGACGGGCCCGAAGCTACTACATTTTCAGGGCTAGACCACCTCGAAGGGGAGACGGTTAAGATCCTTTCTGACGGGTACACCCAGCCTGATGAGCAAGTAGTAAACGGCTCTGTGACTTTAGGCAGAGCTGCAAGTAAAGTACATATAGGGCTGGGTTACACTAGCGTGATAGAGACTCTAGACCTCGACGTAAATGCCAGTACAGAGACGCTTAAAACACAAGCCATATCTATATCCAAAGTTACACTAGAAGTGGAACGGAGTCGCGGCGGTTACGTAGGGGCTCGGTTAGACTTCCAGAAGAACCTCCCTCCGCGCGAGATAAAACCACGTTTCGAGTCTGACGGATACGGAACCATAGACCTAAAGACTTTTAAAATGGAGATATTCGCAGACCCACAATGGGCTGAGACGGGCTCAATAAGGGTCGAACAGAGAGACCCTCTCCCTTTGGCATTACTGTCTATCATTCCACAAGCAGACATCGGTGGGAACTAATGTCGAACGTCAAACTGGTGAAACCAACAGAGGAGCTGATTTGGCAGATCGCAGATGACATGAGAGATGAAGATGCTGCAGAAGTTTGGGCGGCAGGGCACTACACCCCCTTCGAGTCTCTGTACAAAGCTTGGCAGATCTCCGATTACACTGCAGTCGCTACACACGAGGGAGACGCCCTTGTGATGTTCGGCTTAGTACACACCAGTCTTGTCACAGGAACGGGAGTAATTTGGATGCTTGGCAATAACAAAGCGAGAGGGTTCCGCAGAGAGTTCATGACCGTGACCCCTTTGGTGTTAGAGGAGATGCTGACTATCTGCCCTAAATTGTGTAACATGGTACATACGAAGAACTCAACGAGCGTTAAATGGCTCAGAAGATTAGGTTTTACGATAGAGCCACCTGTGCCACATGGGCCCGACGGCGAGCTTTTTCATAGGTTTCATTTGGAGAGAGAATAGTATGTGTGACCCAGTAACCCTGACCGCTGTAGCAGTAGGATCTACGCTTGCCAGTACTGCAGTTACATTCGACCAGCAACGAAAGCAAGGGAAGTTCCAACAGGCCACAGCGCGGTATAACGCTAGGGTCGCAGAGAATCAAGCGGAGAAAACGATAAACGCTGGCGTAGAAAGAGAGAACGAGCAACGACGACGAACAGCGCAGCTTATCTCTCGACAAAGGGCCCAATTAGGGGCTGCATCAGTTGATCTCGGCTCCGGTTCTGCTTTGCAGATCCAAGACGACGCAGCTTTCCAAGGGGAAGTAGACGCCCTCCGTATACGAAACAACACGTTAGACCAAGCAGATTCTCTCCAAACAGGGGCTGAGTTAACCCGGATCGAAGGGGATAATGCTAGGTCAGCAGGAAATACTGCTGCAGTGGGGACACTGTTCAGCGGGGCAGGTAGAGTGGCTGGACAGGGTCTGGCGGATAAGTGGTTCCAGCCAAACAGCGCAGCAGTCTCCGGTGACATACCAACAGGAGTCGTGTAATGCCTAGAATCGCCCAATACGAAAACCAGCAACAACAGACCCAAGTAGCGAGCCAGCCCCGAGCGAGTACTGCTTCTGGTAACGCAGCGTTCGAAGCTACCATTCGCACAGCGCAGCAGATCGGTAACGCGGTACAGAACACCGCTCAGGCGTTCGGTGACGCCCGTATAAGAGCAGATGAGGCCGCAGCAGAGGAAGCACTCATCGGGTTTGAGAAACAGCAAAACGATTTCTTCTTTAACCCAGAGAGTGGATACTTCAATTCCCAAGGCAGAAACGCTTTTGACGGAAGGGACGGCGCTAGCAAATCGCTTGCGGAGTTAAAAAAGTCCCATGGGGAGAAACTGAGTGTAGGCGCTAAAACACTCTTTGACCGTGCAGCCGACGCGCGGATCGCGCGAGGGCAGGTCGATATAGACCGACATGCCGCCAAAGGACTCAAGGCGTGGGAAATCGCCACCATAAATGCACAAGTGGAGAACTCGCTTGAGAATGCGTCCTTATACTGGAACCAGCCCGACAGATTCCGTGTGGAGATGGCGGCGGGGCGCCAGTCCGTCATAGACTCAGCAGAACGTGAAGGGATCGGTGCGGAAGCGACAGCAGAGAAGCTGCAAACTTTCAACTCTAATTTCCTAAGAAACAGCATAGAAGCTGCGACAGCCATGAGCAGTGAAGAGGGGCGTGGTTTACTCGACGATTTCGGTAGTCAGCTAGAGGGCCCTGATAGAGTCCGTATGGAGAAACAGATCGAAGCCAAAGCCAAAGCGGAGAAGACCCAGCAAGACGCGGAATTGGCGATTCTCAAAGGGGCTAATCTGGTGGATTCGTTTGAGTCCCGTGAAGACATACGTGCCGAAGTCAACCGGATAGAGGACCCTGAGCTACGTAAACGGACTATGTCCGAGGCCATGCACCAGTTCAATCTCCGTAAGCAAGGGGAGAACGAGGCACAGGCACAGTCATACGAAGACGCTGAGAATTTCATAGTAGAGGGAGGGTCATCTGCTGCGTTCCGTGCGCAGAACCCCGAAGCATGGGAGTCTCTCACTGCGAAACAGAAGAAAAGCCTAGAGTCGGGCAAGCCTATAATCACGGACTGGAACACGTTCAGTGACCTGATGCTACTCCCCAAAGAGAAACTAGCCAAGATAAACCCTAACGATTTCGCTAGCCAACTGGCGCCAGAGCAAAGAAACCGGCTGGTAGGGGCTGTTAAGAGTGCGAGAGGGGAAGGCTCTGCCCGTGAACGTGCAGATAACCAAGTAGGTCGTACCCGTAACGCACAGGTATCCTCCGCTTTAGAGGGGATGTTAGGCAAGAAATCTGCGTGGAAAGAGTCTTCTCGGAAGAAAGCGGACGCGTTCTATGATCTATTGGACAACGAAGCTGCTCACCGTGAAGCCCAGAAAGAGGCACCCCTCACATCAGAGGAATTCACTAAGCTGTTGTCAGACCTCACAAGGGAGGTTACTATTAAGCGAAGTTTCGCAACCTTCGATTTCTTAGCGCCGGATGTGGAACAAAGTGTCACAGACCTAGATCCCGCTCAGGTAGATTTAATAACGAAAGCACTGAGGGATAATGGGGTTCCTGTGACAGCTGAGAACATAGCGAAGGCTCACAGACAAGCGGACCAGTAGATGACTTTTGATGTAAGTAAGATTGATTTCGACAGTTTCGATAAAGAAACCGAAACAGGAGGACCCGGTCAAAATGCGTCCTCCACCATGTCGGAGGCGCTCAAGGTCAACCCGGCGGAGAAAGCCAAGACCTTACAACTGAGCAAGGATTCTGGCGTTCCTGAGTTTGCTGTGGAGTCAGACCCTGACAGTGTAGAACACGGCCTGATGCTGGACAGTATCGATTTTGAATCCATGGCGGAGAATTCCCCCGTCACTACCAAACTCATATCGAATAACTTCGACGCTGCCGTGATCGCCCAAGAGGACATCAGTGCGGGTTTACTGGAGTCTATAGAGAAAACATTCAAGGGACTAGGGGAGTCAATCTCTCTGGGGTTCCAGCAACAAGAAGCAGGGCTCCGTCTATCTGGGGCGGATTCAATACCTGAGACCATAGATGACTTCATTCCTGCAGGGGTTCTACCTCTCGGGATCGCGGGCACAGCAGAGGAACAGATCCTCACAGGGCAACTTTTCACAGACCTCGGCGTAGAGTCCGACGAACAACTCAAGGCGCTGAAAGACAGTGCGGTAGAGACTACTCTCGCGGAGATCGGAGACTTACAGAAGCGACGACAGGACATTACACCGGATGATCTTAATATCATTCAAGAGGGTGTTAGAGCGGGAGTTGAATCTATAGCGAACATGGCCCCCGGGATTTTACTCTCGGCGGCTACAGGGGGTAGGGCCGCCCCTGTTCTCATGACAATGGGAGCGCAGACTTATACAAGCGCGTATGCAGATGGGAGATCGGAAGGGCTTAGTCCTGAGCAGGCTCAGTGGTTCGCGGGCATCGACGCGGCGATAGAGATCGCTACAGAGAGACTGCCGACGAAAACACTTGAACGTCTTGTGACAGGGCGAACCAGCGGTCTCACCAAAGGGGCTCTTAAATTTACCATCCAAGAGATGGGGACAGAGCAACTCGCTACGCTAGGACAGACGCTGAACTCTTTCGCGTTCGGGCTGGACGAGGAGTTGGAGAACGCCAGCAGCGCCCAAGAGATCTTAGAGATTCAATTACGCCGTCAGGCAGTTACTGCGGTAGCTACTGTGGTGGCTGGCGGCGCTCAGATCACAGCCGCTAGCGGCGTCAGGAAAGCAGTAGCGAAACTTACCCAGAAAGAAGAACAGAACGTCAAACAGGGTGAAGCCGAACAAGACGCTATCGACAGGATAAACAACGACGCTACTGCGTCAGAGTTGAGAACCCGTGACAAAGAAACTTTTAAACAGTTTATACGGGACGCCGATGGCAACGATTCGCAGGTCTACCTAGATGGACTGCAGACATCGCTGTATCTCAGGGAGAGAACTGTAGAGGAGATAGCCTCCGACCCGGCGCTTAGAGCGTTGAGTAATGCTGCCAAAGAAGCACAGATATCTGGTGTTGATCTGGCGGTTCCTGTAGCTGATTTTGCCGCAGAAATTGCAGGCACTGAGCACTTTAGTGAGTTAAGAGAGTTCATGACGTTAAGTCAGGACACAGTCGCCCCTTTCAGACGCGAACAGCACCAAGAAGAAAACCGAAGGTACGTAGAGTCATTGATGGCTCAGGCGCAAGAGAACGAGTCCCAGTACGTAGAAGCGCAAGACATATTTGACGAAGTAAGAGATTCGCTGGTGGACACAGGAACACTCAGCCCTCAGAACGCATCTGTCATAGCACAAGTAGTACCTGCGTGGGCTGCAGCAACAGCGGCTCGTACTGGGCGCACAGTTAAGCAGGTATACGAGTCAGCAGGGCTGCAGATACAGGGGCCTCAGACAGGGGAGCAACAGCGTTTGTCGGATGAGGCTCTGACTCAGGCGAGAGAGGTAGGGTTCGAAGGGGATTCTCCGTCAGAAGCTGATGAATGGCGACGCGCGGTGGAAAAGGGGCTCGATGTAACCGAAGAGGCCCGTCTAGAGAGAGCAGAGAGTCTGGGGTTCAATACTGGTCAAGTCTTCTACCATGGGACAGATTCCCAATTCACGGAATTTGACACGAGTACTATCGGTCAGAATTTCACACAGTCGGAGGATGGAGGATTCTTTTTCACCCAGAGGGAGAGAACCGCTTCGAGTTTTGGGGCGAATGTCCGACCTTTCCTCCTCAAGGATAAAGAAATACTGGAGATCAAAAAGCCTGAGACTGACCCCGCTCTTGACGACCCTGACTTCCCTCTGAGCCAGTCTTACAACCCCATCGATGAGTACGACAAACGCAGAGACGATCTGCTCAGGGAGGCGCGCAGACAGGGGAAAAGGGGCATCAAGATCGAAGGATTTAAGAACGACGATCTAGTTGTGATATTCAACCCCTCAGATATCAGATCGCCGGACGCAGCTTTTAACCCTGAAGACCGAGATTCAGGCGATCTACTGGCGCAATCAGCACTTGATTCCGTGCCACAAAGTGCTACTATACAAGAAACAGGAGAACCAGATGCGACGTCTAGGCAGCAACCTCGAAGTAATCGAGGAGAACAGCAAGGTCAGCAACAAACGACTTTCGAAGAAGCAACAGAGAGAAGCGACTCAGAAGCACTGGCCCAGTACCAGCGAGCCGCAAACGGCGAAAGAGTAGCTTTCGTTCACCGATCCTTCGACGATTTCGAGGCGTTCGACGACGATCTTCTAGGCGCTAACACAGACACCCCAAGCGCCCGCCTAGGGCACTACCTGTCTGCGGCTGACATAGGGAACAACGCTCGTTACGGGAATGAAACTAGCGTCCACGAGTTCCAACTGGACAACCCTATGGTGATCAGCCTGGAGGCTTTTCAGTCCATGGAGAACATGACGGCGGAAGAAGTGGCGGCTAGGCGAGAGTCGTTCATCGAGATGGGACATGATGGGGTCCTTGTGGATGAGGTCAACTGGGCGGTAGTATTCCAAGCAGATAAGATCTCTAAAGTCCAACAGGACGCCAGTGTACTAGACGACGTATTTCTGCAAGAAAACTCAGACCAAACCCAGACCGAGGATTTCAAAGAATTCTCCGGTAACGGGGAAGTAGTGGAGTCACAAGACATCAATGACTACGAGTTCGCAGAGAACACGCCTGTGGTTGTCAAAGTTTTCCACGGCACTACTCACGATTTCAACGAGTTTGACGCCACAAGGGGCGGCCAAGAGGGGCAGTTTGGCGCCATAAACTATTTCACTAGCTCGGAGTTCGACGCGGAGCAGAACTACGCAGGCGAAGGTCCTGACTTAACCAATCGAATTGAGCAGAGATCGGAACAGCTTGAGTTCGATATCGAAGATGCTGCAAACGCTGAGAATGTAGATTTCTTAGTAGAAGAGCTCGGGTTGGACGAATCGACTGCAGAGGCTCTTGTGAACGAAGAGATTAACGTTTCTGACGCCGCCAAGGAAGTGGCCCGCAAAGAGTTATCCGGTGGACAAGATCAAGTCCTTGAACTTTTTGTAAGACTAGATAATCCTTTTGTCATCGGTGAAAACTCTAAGTGGATAGACCTCGTTGACAATGACTCTATACAAGAAGATGCAATGCAAGAGGTGGCGGATAGTAACGGTGTTTCACTAGAAGAAGTCCAAGAGAATCTGGAAGATTTCGAGGATGAAATTGACGAAGCCAGATGGGCCATTGAAGCCGACCAAGAGAACGAACTGGTGTCAGCGATTCAGACTGTATCTGGGAGATACGGCGTTGAAGCAGCAGATCTGGCCGCGCAGGTCTACGACCTAGGGGAGTCTGCCAAACCTGAAGATATAGAAAACCTTCTTCGTTCCAGCGACGACTACGCCTTCGCAGAAGACCAAGAGACCGGAGAGATAATCACGTCTCAGTTGGTAGCAGAAGTAATTCAGGAGATGGGTTTCGATTCTATAATCCTCAGAGACGCGAATTCCAGATTTGAAAATATGGAGATGGATCAAGGAACCGCTCACGTCCACATTTTTGACAGCAACAAGACCAACATAAAATCTGTAGAAAACAAAGGGACCTTTGACCGAACCGACCCCAATATCTTCAACCAGAAAAGGGATGAAGCCCGTGGGTACTTTGACCCTGCCAACAGGCTCATAGGTCTCACTGAGGCAGCGGACTTATCAACATTCCTCCATGAGTTCGCCCACTTCATGTACGAGATGGAGCTGCAGACAGACTCAGATCTCAAAGTATCAATTAACAACTGGTTTAAGCGTAACGCCAAAGACGTATCGAAAGAAGCCAACGGGTATCTGGGCAGCGAATTCAGTAGCGAAAAACAGGGATCGGAGCCGCCGAAGGGTGCCGAGGGTAGTATAGACGAAAACGACATTGGTACTTTCTTGGACGAAGGAAGTACAGGAGATAGTGCCAAAGACTCTGCTATTCGGAGAGCTACTCATGAACAGATGGCTCGCGGGTTCGAAGCGTATCTCATGGAGGGCAAAGCGCCTTCGGTGGAATTGAGAAACGCGTTCAGGACATTTGCACGTTGGCTAGGTCAGATATACGCGTCCATTAGACAAGACCTTAAAGTGAATCTCGACAGTGAGATCCGCCAAGTATTCGATAGACTTCTCGCCACCAAAGAGCAGATAGAAGCCGCCGAGGCCAGAGCTAGATTCGAGCCGATGTTCACTGACGCTACTATGGCAGGTATGACAGACACTGAGTTTTCTGACTACAAAAAGAGACAGCAGAAAGTTAAAGACGTACAAGAGGAAACTCTCCGGGACAAGCTAATTAAACAGCTTACGCGGGGGACAAAGGCGTGGTGGAAGCAGGAGAAACAGGATCTCATAGATGAGAAACTCCTAGATCTGAATAATGAAAAAGTCTACATCGCGCGTACTCGATTGAAGGATGGTGACATAAAACTGGACCACGCATCTGTTAAAGAAGCTATGGGTGTTTCTAAAGTTGATAAGATCGGACGTACGTCGATTCGGGTCCCAGACGAACTCCGGGGCATGACAGCCAAGGGGCAGTTAGGGGTGCATCCCGACGAAGCAGCAGCTTTGATGGGGTACACATCAGGGGCTGAGTTATTGAATGATCTAGTCAACGCTCCCTCGATCGAATCAGTGGCAGATACAAAAGCCCAAGAGGAGATGGTGGCTAGGCACGGGGATATCCTTAACGACGGAACCATTGAGCAACAGGCCGACGAAGCAGTAATGAGCGAAGCTAGGGGCGATCTGATTCTGCACGAGCTGCGTACAGTAGCTCGTGGTACTAACCAGCGAGTGCTGGAGCGTAAGTTCCTTAAATCCGTCGCAGAAGACAAAATATCTGAATTGACATTCAGAGAGATTCACCCGCAAAAATATCGTAAAGCGGAGATTAATGCTGCCCAAGAGTCTGCTCGTAAACTTGCCGAGGGCGATGTCGATGGTGCTGCCCGAGCCAAAGCTAGACAGGCGTTAAATTACTACCTAGGTCTGGCGGCATTAGAAGCGAAGAATGAGACCACCAAGATAGTAGATCGTATGGCACGATATAACAAGAAGCGTGTGCGAGAAGAGATCATGAAAGCGGAAGGCGGCTACTGGGATCAGATTGAAAAGATACTCAATCGATTCGAGTTCAGAAAATCAGCGACGCTATCTTCTGTGGAGAGTAAAAATCAGGACATTAACACATGGGCTAAGGAGCGCATGGAGTTGGACGGCGACGGACTGGTGCTTTCGAATGTAGTACTCAACGAGTCTTATGTCACTCATTGGAAAAACGTGACGTTTAAAGATCTCAAAGGGGTCAGTGACTCAGTTAAGAACATAGAACACGTAGCTAGGTATGCGAATAAACTTACTCGTATGGGCGAGGAGATCGATTTCAATAAGCTAGTGTCTAGACTAGTAGATGCAGCAGAGGAGACGGGGGTCGGTAGGTTCAAAAAATCAGCTAGTATAGCGGATCAACCTAACTGGGCTTCTAGAAAGGGGAGATGGTTCATGGCTCAAATGACTAAGATCCCTTTCATGATGACTTGGATGGATGGGGGCGAAAGGGCAGGGGTTTGGTTTAACGCCATCTCTCAGCCCATGACGGATGCCTACAGCCAAGAGCTCGCAATGTGGAAAGAGACAGGCGTGCCTATTTTAGAGATGCTAAATTCCCGCAGCAAAGCCGACAAAAAACGCCATAACTCCACCATCTTCATCCCTGAGATACAAGGTACGGGAGGAGGGACGCACTCTGGTAATCTGAAAGTGCACGAGATCATCTCAGTGGCTCTGAATGTAGGGAACCCTTCGAACCTTAAAAAGCTTCTCCTCGGTGAAGGGTGGGCTAATCCAGAGGTTGATAGTGAGATCTCCATAGACAACCCCAAACTGCAGGCAGTGCTCAGTCATCTGACAGAGTCTGATTGGAAAATGGTTCAGAGAATGTGGGACCAGATAGACTCTCTGTATCCACAACTGGCAGAAGTTCATCGAAGAACCACAGGGCTCGTCCCTCCTAAAGTAGAAGCACAGCCTGTGACTACTCCCTTCGGTGAGTTTAAAGGTGGGTATTACCCAGTGAAATACGATCCACAGAGGAGCAATAGAGCTGCGGACTACGAAGCCCGGAACGATGCAGAAGTAGACTCTATGTTCGGAAATAACGCGAGTATCCAAGCATCTGTTAACACAGGAGCTACCAACGAGCGGACAGGGTATTACGCCCCTATTCATCTGACACTAGAAGTGGTCCCTAACCACATACAGGAGACGATCCACTACATCACACACCATGACGCCGTTAGAGAGATTAACAGGCTCACAAGGGACGCTAGGGTGCGAGACGCTATCAGCAGCAAATTAGGCCCCGAAGAGTACGCACAGATCCGCCCTTGGCTGAACGACGTAGCCAAAGATGGCAGGAACGCACCGATAAAAACTGTAGTCGATGCGGTATTCAATCGTCTAAGAACTGGGACTACTCTAGGGGTCATGGGGTTCAAGGCTTCTACAGGTATCATCCAGATAAGCGGGCTCTCTAACACCATCGCAGAGGTGGGGCTCTCTAACGTGTACCAATCCATGAGGTCTGTCCTCGGAAGTGTGGGCACTATGCAGTCTGCGTGGGAGTTTGCGTCCGAGAATTCTAAGATTCTAAAATTCAGAACTGACACGATGGACAGAGAAATACGTAACGTGTTGCAGTCCATTGAAGGTAAACGAGGTAAACTCGCTGTGATCCAAGAAGCGTCTATGAAGCACATCGCTTTAATCCAGACGTACATGGTAGACCTCCCCAGTTGGCACGCCGCGTATATCAAAGGTATGAAGGAGTGGGGTGACGAGACCCGCTCGTTCCAGTACGCAGACTGGGTAGTCGAGAACGTACAAGGTTCAGGTGCCACCAAAGACATGGCAGCTCTTATGCGTAACCAATCCAAGACCCATACGATATTCACAATGTTTATGACGTTCTTTAGTGCTTTGTGGAATCTAGAGAGGGACACTGTCAAAGGGGCCAGATCCGGTGCGTACTCACGTACTACTGTTGCAGCTAAACTCATGTTCCTGTTCACAGTGCCTGTCATATTCGAGATGCTTATGCGCGGCGAGTTTTCCTCTGATGAAGATGACGACGAGTCTAACCTCCAAAAAATGCTAACAGCGACTACAATGTACCCAATCCAATCCGTACCTTTCGTCCGTGATGTAGCCAATGGGCTCTTTAGTGGCTATGGCTATAATGCGTCTCCAGTTACTTCGTTGATGGAGAGAGGCCTGCAGGGGGTCGAAGGGGTCTCTAGTGCCGTAATAGGGGACAAAGAGCTGACCTTGGCTTCTGCAAAAAACGCATCTAAGTTAGCAGGCGCAGCGTTCGCTATACCCGGTACAGCGCAGGCGTGGGCTACAGGAGAGCACATCTACGACGTACTGGTAGAGGGCGAGGATATCACTATGCGAGAACTGCTATTTGGTCCAGAGAAATAACAGTGCTAGAATTCAAACAGGTTAAAGAGGATTAATTTATGACGGTCAACACCACTAACATTTCTGCGGGACCTTTTGAAGGTAACGGGGTGGCGGTCTCGTTCAGTTTCACTTTCAGAGTAGATGAGCCGGGGCAGCTTCGTGTCTTAAAGACCGATGTGGCGGGGGTCCAGAGCTTGCTTGCTTTGACTACCGATTACACAGTGACCGGACTCGGTGAGGATACTGGAGGTAATGTTGTCCTGACTAACGGACCTCTTTTGGACGACGAGATTCTTTTCATAAGAGCCAACTATCAAGAAACCCAGCTAATCCCTTTCCAGAGTCAAGGGGCTTTCTTTCCTGACTTACACGAGTCGGCCATCGACAAGCTGACTTTTCTAGTGCAGCAACTAAGGTACACCCTAGGGAGATCCATAGGGCTATCCGACGATGACCCTGCTCAAAACCTCAACTTGAGACTTCCTACCCCCGAGGCCAATTCTTTCTTGGCGTGGGACTCAGACGCTACCGCACTAACAAACATAGAAGCTTTCAGTGGCATTGTGGCAGTGGCGTCAGAGGGTGTTCTAGGACTGGTGGAGCGACTGACTAATTTAGAGTTCGACACAGGACTTGACGCCACTCGATACCCTACAACGAGACAGATACATGACAAGTTCCAAGTCAAACTGCCTGTCGACTCGATACATCTATCACTAAGCGCGGCTAACCCTTCGACATATTTCGGGTACGGAACATGGCAAGCTTTGTCCCAAGGCAGGGCTTTGGTCGGTGCGGGTTCGCATAATGACGGAGCCTCCACCGAGACCTTTACGGCAGGATCTACTCGCGGCACATATGAAGTCACGATAGGCCCTAACCAGATGCCTTCGCACACGCACACCGTGACGGACCCCGGTCACTTACACCGTTTGGTCGACAATTCAGGTAATAGTCCGGGCGATGCAATGAACCGATTTGACTCTAATGACAGCACAGACTCCCCCGGCACTACGGTAGACACCACGGTGTCCACGACAGGGATCTCTCTTGGGGCAACTGGCGGCGGCGACGGGCATAACAACATCCAACCCTCTTTCGCAGTTTACATCTGGGTAAGAACGGCGTAGATTTAAAGTATGAGATAAGAGGCACTACTATGATCACAGCATTGATATCCACTGTCACAGGACTTGTTTCTGGTGCGGCACCTAAGCTCCTGAAAGAGTGGGGCGCTAGCAGGGAGCATCTTCGCGAAATGCAGATGCTTGAGAAACAGACGGAGCTACAGCTCCGAATCGCTGAGAAAGAGGGGGAGACTCGTGTCGCGGAGATGGATCGTCAGATAGAGATAACAGCGTATGAAGCACAGTCAGGGATCGCAGTAGCAAGTCTTAAAACCATAGGCGTCCCCTGGGTGGATGCGTGGAACGCTTTGCTCCGTCCCTTCGCTGTCACAATCATTCTATTACTATTCGCTGTCATGGCGTCCAGTTACACATATGCAGTTCTATCCCAAGTATCGACTTTACAAGACACACAGCTAGCGGTAACGCTGTTGTGGGGGTCCCTTGTTGGCGAGTCGATACAAGCAGTACTGGGCTTCCTGTTCGGTTATAGGTCTGCGAGAAAATGATTAAGGAAGGGGTCGACTTGGTTATCCACTTCGAGGGCTACTCGTCTGCGCCGTACAAGTGCTCAGCGGGAGTCTGGACTATTGGGTACGGAACCACGCGGTATCCTAATGGTGTCCGAGTGAGGGCGAATGATACTCCTTGTACTAGAGACCAAGCATTCTCTTGGTTAGATCACGAATTAACCGTATGTGAATCTGCCGTCATCAGATATACCGATGTGTACCTGAACGACATACAGCGCGCCGCGTTGGCGAGTTTCGCATACAACCTAGGGGTGGGAGCGTTCAGAGCATCGACCCTGAGAAGACGAATCAACTCAGGAGACTGGGACGACGTACCGTACCAGATCAACCGGTGGAACAAAGCAAGCGGCAGAATCCTAAGAGGTCTTGTCCGTCGCCGTAAAGCCGAAGCCGATATGTGGACCTACGGCGTGAACAGCGACATATTGTACGATAAAAATAGCGAGAAAGAAGCCTATGTCAGGTCAGGACTGTGAGAGTTTAATCCTTTTACAACGTAGACTCGATGATCACATCGAGGAGTGTAATATGCACAGAGAACATCAAGAGAAACGATGGGACGCATTACTGGCGGTTCAAGAGCAAAACACCAAAGCGATGCAAGACCTGACTAACTCTACCCAAGACATCGTGGCCGCTTGGAGCGCCGCTCTAGGTGCCGTTAAAGTAGGTAAAGTAGTGGGCGGGTTCGCTAAATGGCTGGGCGGGTTTGCCGTCCTTGGCGTAGTATTCAGTTGGATATCACAGAACGTACAAGCGATTTCTACTATGGTCGGGGGTTGATCAGAAGAAATTCACAGAGAGGTCATTGGTGGTTATTCCATCTCGGTATCGCTGCAACGCCCTCTTGAGACCGTCTTGGTCATCGGTCTTTCTCTCAATAGCATCCGCCACTGCTAGATCTACAGTGTCATTGCACAAAATTCGTATGATCGATACTGGACGTGTCTGACCTTGTCTGTCAATCCGACCACACATCTGCTCATACAACTCCAGAGACCAGTTAAGGCCAAACCAAACCAGTATAGACCCGGAGTCTTGGAGCCCGTCCACTCCGTGCCCCATGGAGGCGGGGTGCCCTATGAGGAGTTTTATCCGGCCGGAGTTCCAGTCGTTCACGATTCGTTCGGTGTCAGCGGATTTACTGGCTGTCAGATTCACAGGTTTGTACTTCTTGAACTTCTTCATGATTCGTTCAGCGTCAGACTTGAAGGTGTAACTGCACAGAACGGGCTGCCCTGCTGCTTCTTCTAGGATCTCCTCTAGCGCGTTCATCTTTGCGTCATGTAGACTCTCGTACTCGGGGCTCTCGCTGCTCAGGTAAGGGGTGCCGTTGCAGAACTGTAAACACTTATTGGACACCGAAGATTTACTAAACACCTCTACTTCCCTACCACTATCTAGCTGCGTGAAGAGGTTCTTCTCCACCTCCTTGTAAGCCTTTCGCGCCGATGCAGGTAGGTCTACCATGATGTTAGTTACTTTGCGCTCTGGTAAGTCCAGATAGTCCGCTGCGTCCATCTTCTTGGTGATGTCACTTATGCGGTTTTCAATGCACTCTTTGCCTAACTCAGTAGGGGTGTGGGTCCACCCGTTGTAGTCAGATGTGAAATAGCTGTCTTTGAAATGGGTCACAAACTCCCCGAGTCGCTCACCGCCATCCACTGCGAGGTACTGCCCGAATAGATCCAAGTACCCGTTAGACGCGGGGGTTCCTGTCAGCCCCGCCCGGTATTGAAACTCGTTGATCATCTTACGCCAGCCAGTTACCCGGATAGTGACCTCCTCGCCGCGTGCATCCCGCCGGTCACGTTTACCGCCTGCCATTCTCAGGGCTGTGCTGTTCTTTAGCTTAGAGACCTCATCATACACCACCATCTGGAAAGGCAGATTCTGCCCTTGTGAAAGGTAGTAGTGATCCAGTGTTTCCGCTAGCCAATTCATGGCTTCGTAGTTTATTAAATACACATCCGCGTCAGCGAATAGCGCGCGGGTCCTCGTCTCTTTCTTTCCGTGGATTACGCTGAATCTGAGGTGTTGGGTGTGAGACCACTTTCTCGCCTCTCGTGCCCACACAGCCTGTATCACTCGGAGAGGCCCGAAGATCAAAGTCTTCTTGACGGTCCCGGCTTTCATCCTGTCCACGACGGTGGTCAGAGTGATGGGGGTCTTACCAAGCCCCATCTGTAGCCATAACATAGAGTCTTTGTGTTGGAGCTGGTGGAGCACGCACTCTCGTTGGTAGTCGTGCAGATTTTCGGGGGTTAACATGTCGCTTGATCAATCCTCTGTTTAGCAAAATCGTAATAGTCCTTGTCGATCTCAATCCCTAGAAATCCCCGACGCGTCTCCGCACAAACAACACCAGTGGTTCCAGTGCCCATGAAAGGGTCCAGTACACGCTGGCCTGGCCAGGTGAAATTGGTTATCACTTTTCGGGCTAGTTCCTCAGGGAACACGGCGCCGTGGGATTTATGGGGCTTCTTCCCTCTCTTAATTGACCAAAGGTTCGAGAGGGTTCCTCTCTCGAAGTTGGCGTTCTTGAATTGGCGCATGATTGCATCTTCTCTTGCGAAAACTAAAATCACCTCAAACTGGCTGTTTAACACTCCTTCGCCGATCGCGGGTTGTGCGTTGATTTTGTCCCAGATGATCACCTCTTTGAGGTGATTAGATAGGTCCCCGATCAGCCGAAAAAGAGCGGACTTATTACCTGTTAGAAACTGGATGTTATAGAAAACCAACGGGGCCAGTCTGAGGAGTTCTTGCACTATAGAGACATTGAAAGAGTGATACTCATCCATCGGGATGTTGTCATCGAAGTTTTTATACTTAGTGCTTATCTCCTTAACAATCTGTCTGCTGCAGTGTTTTCCATTCCTGACTCTAAGGTTCATGTTATAAGGGGGTGAAGTGAATACCATGTCACAAATATCAGAGGGGAGCCCCTCGCACAAAGACTTAGCGTCTCCGTGCATGAGCTCTATTTTTTGGCGAAGGAACATTGATCACCTCCGTGCAGGCCTTTCCTGATAACGTCAACGGCAAAGACATCAGGGTTCTGTGACTCTACAATCTCTGCCGCAACCGCACAATGTGGAGCTACGCAATACCGAAGGCTCCGCCCTATGAAACCTCCATCAGGACTGTACTCTTCGACAGTCACTGCATAGTCGTAGAGTTTCTTGGTCTCAGTGACTTTAGCGTTTTGGTCTTGGTACGTATGGGGGTCTTCTTCATCGACACCCCACCGTAACCCACAAGAGCACGCGCATTCGTCGCCCTCTAAAACAAGTACATGTTTGCCTGTCATTTCATTAACTCCAAAATAAGGCTATCAACATCCCTACGCCCATACACCGTGTGGACTCGTGCGCCCATCTCCCTCAGGCGTTTATGCTCCCTTATCTGTTCCGGTGAGTGCTCCCCGTCAAGGGTTTTGACTTCGACGAATATTATAGAATTCCTGTATCGGGAACCCAGAAACACAATACGGTCTGGCACCCCGTCGTAGCCGGGACACACCCATTTACGAGTGCCTCCGCCGAGACGTTTAATCTGGGTGTCGAGATACTTCTCGACCTTGCCCTCTCTAACCCCCATGGTTTGCCCCCACGTCGACGCCGTTAGCGCCCGCCATCGGCGCTTGGGGTCCTGTTGTGAATTCGTCCGACATAATCCTCAGAGCGGCGTCGAGAGTACTGATGACCACGTTGAGCTTGTTTATTTCTTCACTATTAGCTACGTTATCCTCTAACTCACCTATTATCCCCACGGCGTTCTTACGCATCTTGAGGACCATGCCCATGGCAGCTACTGGGTTGCCACTGTACATTTTCGAAAGGCTTATCTCCTCGTCGATGTGGATGTCACTTAGCATTGTTGACACGCTGAAAAAGTGGCCTTCGAGAATCTGTTCTTCGAGAGCGTCAGACGCTTCGAATGTTCGAGTCTGCCCGTCGGCGTATTCAATAGTTACTTTAGTATTTGACATTAGGTTTATTACTCTGTAGTTGTGTAATTCAATTTGGCTTCGCCGACGACTTTGCACTCTCGGTCACTTGGCGTCGCCCACACGCAGCCTGTTTGTAGTTCACATATCAGTGTGCGGCCCGACCAAGCAGAGGGGAGCACTGACAGACTGGGTTGTTCGGGGTCGTGACCCACCTCAACTTTCATGCACAGTACGTCTAGTAGCTCAAAGACGTCGCCAGTCTTGAGGTTCTTTAGGCTAATCTTCTTCGCCTGTTTATGTTTTGATACTCTGATGTTCATATAATCACCTTGTTGTCATTGAGATTATAATGTAGCACAGTCGTGGCACAAACACAACACTTAATCTTTTGTATATCTCTGTGTCAAGAAACCATCCGCTCCTAGCCACATATCCTGACACCAGAGAGGATGATCCACTAGGCAGGAGTTCAGCACCTCCAACGCGCGGGGGGCCTCTAGCGTAGGGACCTGAGCGACTATCTCATCGTGTACATGGATGATGATGGGTAACCCTGCGGCGTCGGCTTTTGTTAATCCGTTCCATAGAATGTCGCCCGCGATAGACTGTACTATGTTCTCCGTTATGAGACCCGCATGAGCAGAGATCCTGCACCAGAAGTTCTTGTCGTTCATGCCCATGTAAGTGAAGTTATCAACGTAAGCAGGCTTCTCAGAGGTAGACCATGGCGCTTCTTGGCGTCTTACTTCGGGGAGGTAGTAACTCAGGGCGCGTCCGCTGGGGAGCCATATCCTGAGCATGTGTTGGTCCCGTTCGATCCGCAGTCGGTAGCCCTCAAAAGGCTGGAACGACTGCGTGACGTAACACACTGCGTCTTTGATCCACTTCCAGAACTGGGGGATCTCAGGGTACATTGTCCTGAAAGTATCGACAGCGGTCTTGGCTTGTTCGGTTGACATATCAACCCCGTACCCTTCCGAGTACGCTATTAGACCTTTCCACCCGAGCATAAACCCGCACCCTAACACAGGGGGCTTACTAAAAGACCGCTGTTCTTTGGTGACTTCGTCGTAAGGGATGTTGTAGTACTTAGTGGCGAACATACGGTAGGAGTCCCTGCCTTCCCTGAATGTTTTATCGATCTCGGGGCACTGAGCCACCCACCCCAACACCACAGATTCAATCGACGTGAGGTCGCTAACGACCAACGTATGGCCGGGCTCCGCTTCAATTACATGCCGGATAGACCCGCCGAGTATAGAAGAGACATCGTCGGGGTACAACATGCCGAGGACTTCGGGACTCCTTGTTTTAATCGCAGCCACCACATTCTCAATAGTGGTCATTGACTCCCCATAGATTGGTCTCTTTAGATTCTGGAGTTGGATCAACCTGCCCCCGACACGGTCAGTACGAGACGCGCCTTTGTACTGAAACATCCCTCGTGCCCTACCATCCGGTGCGGTGCCGTTGATTACTGCGGCGTACTTGCTCGTAGCTTTGCCCTCTTTCTGCGACCATAGATCCACAAACTTCTTAGCCTCCATGGGTAAGTCCCCTTTCTTGAGGAGAGAAGCTATGTAATCTTTCCGAGTGTTATCCAGCTCCACCCCGTAACGGTCCTTCATCCAGTTAATGAAAGGTAGCCTAGTAACCTTGGGCAGTGACATCTCTCGGCTCATTCTATCTGTTATGTTGGCTTTCTCTTTAGTCCATATCTCAATCGCAGACTCCGCCATCTCTACGTCCATGGGGACACCGAAATCGTTTATACGTTGGTCTAAGTGCCACTGCTCGTAGTCCCAAGGGTTCATGGTGGGGAATTGCTGCATCCAATGCCAAAGGTTTCTTTCGACCTTGACATCTTGCAGACAGTACTGACAAAACTCCTCCCATTCGAGGGGTCTATTCTCCCAGTTATACCACTCCGCTTTGTGATTGGCGGGGCATGGGGAGCAGAACATATTGATCAGTTGACCGCCACGTTTGTCTTTCTTTTCGAGACCCGTAGCTTCCAGTACCTGATCCATACGCCCCGCGAACCCTAGGTAGTAAGACTCTACCATGGTACATTTCCACTGATCAGGGGGTACTTCTACCCCTAGGCAATTGCGGGTTATGAGTCTCTCGAATTGCGCGTTATAAGCATGCTTATCTACTTCGGGGTCTCTGATCCCCTCTAACATGATAGCAGGTGGTGGCTCGACGTGGGGCTGCCACAGTGCGGGTTCGTCGTCACCAAACGCCCATCCCAGCATGAGGATGCCTGTGCTTGGGTCTTGTGCGTACTTATACGCCCCTGTGCTTTTTAAGTTCACACAGGATTTTGTCTCGTAATCGAGATGCAATCTATCTCTGTTCATCGTGTCACCGTATGTTTTTCTTTTGCGATGGGGCCTCCCAGAGAAGACCCATGACAAAAGAAGCGGGGCGTTAACCCCGCTAACCTGCTACGCAGGAGGAGCTTCTGAGATTTGCTGATCTGACCAACCTGACGCGACGAGCTCTTCGTACGTATAGATTTGCCCGCCAATGTTAAAGCGTGCAGTCACAGGTTCTGGAGCTGGAGCAGGTGCTGGAGCA